GATCTCCAAAAGATACCTTTACAACATTTCCCTTCTCGTTCTTAACATAAACATAAAACTTTTTACTACCACCACGAGTTGGATTGTTTAGTGTAACCTTCTTACCCTGATACTCGGATTCTACTAGTTCTAAGTCATCGTATAGATCACATTCTTCACAAATGTCATCAATCTTATCTGATGTGTGTTGTTTAAAATTCTTCATAGGTTAACACCTTTTGCTCTTAGGTTTGCTCTACTGGCAGTACCAGTAGGTTTGTTACCCATGACTTTATTCTTTACTCTACTAAGAAAATTTCCTATCGATGTTTTTATACTTTGATATCTATTTTGTTCTCCGATAAGTGCCTTAACTGTTTTTAGATCCAGTTTCATTTTTGCTGCAATCCATGCAGCAGATTTACCCTGATCCATATACTGATGAAGTTGTTTCATCTTGCCCTCATCAAGATTTAACTCCTTCATAACGTTTACTGCTTCGTCAATAGATTGCAGAGATTCATTTACCTTATCACGATGATGTTTTTTCTTATCGTGTTTGGTGACTCGATCTACTGACTGAATCATTGATGGTTGTTTTACCAACTTACGCAAGTGTGCTTTCACTTCGCCTGGTGAATTACCAGACATAAACATTTCTGGGAACCCATCTATGTTTACTTTGAAGTCAAAGTCTTCTTTCATCCATGGAGGTGGATTCTTTTTCTCTAAATCTTTTTTCACTTGTTTTGCAGACATTGCTTTATTTGCAGGACTTGCTAATGCACGTGCTTTATCTTTTGCGCTCAGTGTTTTTCCTTTTTTATTTTTATTATCTTTTATAGTTTCACCTCGGCGCAAGGACGCAATTGTCTTCTTACTTTTAACTATGATTGGTTTTGCTTTCTCTTTCATCTCTGGTTTGTCGTGAGTATATCCCATCTTGTCCATCTTGAGGTGATCGGCATACGTCTTTGCCATATAACCCTTACCAGTTTTAGGATCATACATCATGTGTGGTTTGAAATCTTTTTTATCCATTATGCTAGATCCTTATTTCTTTTTCTTATGTTTTGATGCTTGTGACTGTAAATCTGGATCTGCTTTACCACCAGATAACATTGAGTTCACTCTTGCAAATGCCCACTGTTGTTGACTAACGCCTGGTCTATGTCCACTTTTCCATGCCGCCATTCCTCTATCAAAACTTTTTTTCAAGATGCCATATGGGACACCAGTCTGTTGTGATTTCTTCACCAGACCTTCTATTTTTTCATTTAGATGAGTTTTGAATGATTTCATAGTCTTCCTCCCGGCGCAGGTAAATCCAGTTTTGATTCTAATTCTGTTATTTTTTTCTTTGCATTATTCATACGTGTTTTATTGTTATCTCTCATACCAGAGATAAACATGCGATATGCTTGAGACAAACTTACAACCATTGCTCTCTGCTTACGATCATAAGGAGTTTCTTCATTCAATTGTTCGTGTCCGTTATAGAATTTTCTAAAACTCATTTTGAATCCTTGCTTCTTTGTGTCAGACCTTTTCTTAAAACTTTTATTTTTGCCATTGTGATATCGCGTTTATCTTTACGATCTTGCTGATCTTCTCTCTTTTTAATTCTTGCTTTTACTTTGTCTACAGCATCTTGTTCACCATACATCTGTTTGAATTTCAAGGTGTGTTGAGATTTTGGCATGTCTTTCTTACTCGCTTCTTTATCACCAGGCGCAGGTGCTCTAGTATTCTTTTTGAAGTGTGCGTCCCTTGCACTCTTAGTGGACTTCGCTAAACCTTTATAGTACTTTGAAGGTTGTGTACCTTCCTTATCCTTGATGTCTGGATCTTGAGGAACTTCAGTCTTTTCTAATAATTCTACAGCATCTAACCAATATCTTTTTTGAGTTCCACTCTTTTCTACAATTACATAGTTTGCACCTAGATGAGTCACTTCACCAACCTCATCTGATTTTTTTACTATCACTTTATCACCAATATTATAGAGATTACCTGACACATATTGTTCTCGTGTCTCTGATATCGGGTTCAATTGTATATGATTTTTGTATTCTCTTTGTTCCTTCAGACCCATTCCCTTACGGACTGTGTTGAATAAATTCTTTGCGTCTGCGTTAGAGAATGTCTTTGGTAGACCCTGACTAAAACTTGTGAAGTCACCTTTACCTGCGGCCGCTCTCATCTTAGATGCAGACATTCCTGTTGCACCTTCTGCATCTGGATCTCTGTCTCCTGCAGAAGCAACATTCATTGAACGAAAGTTATAGAAACCGTGTCTACCCTTTTTACCATTATACTTGTTCATCAAGATATCGAACTCTTGAACACGATCTGCACCAACAACCATGGTAACATTCTTGTAACCCATATCATATAGTTTTGTCAATATGTCAAATAAGTTTCTGATCTTCGCGTCCAACATAATCCTACGTGCATGACGTGGGAACATTTTACGTGCTATTTTTATTTTATCTTTGTATGGTAATGGATTCTTCTTTGGATCTGTGGATTGTGACAGATACACGAAATACGGATTGTTCCCTGCTTTACGCGAGAGAGCAGTCAATAGTTTCTCATGACCAATAGTGGGTGGATTCATTCTCCCCCACGTAAAGAAGACTGTCTTTTCTTCTTCAACTAAAAAATTCTTAAAGGAACCTATCATTTACTTCTATTCAACTTTCGCTTCATTTCTTCTTTACGTTTATCTTTCACTGCCTTCTTTGTCTCTCTTTCAATTCTTTTCTTGATAGCAGGAGATCTTAATTTTTGTTCAATTCTATCTCTCTCTGCATATGACATATCTGCTTTGTCTTTCCCCTTGGAAAACTTCTTGAACATTTTATTTATTTCTGAACGCTTTGCTCTCTTTTTAAAAACGTCCATAGTAGGCATTCTGTTTTTAGAACGTTCTAATCCTCTCATTCTTTTTGGTCTGCTTCTCCTAAAATCATTTTTTCTTTTAATTTTTAGAGCAAGTTTGCCAAGTTTTTCCTTGATCTTCGCAAATTTATTTTCTATTGGTTCAACGTCTTCGTTGCCAGAATAGGTTCTTTTCTTTTTGGATTTTCTATAATTGATTAATTCGTCCTCGCCTGGAGCGGGCTCTGCATTAATCATGTCTTTAAATCGCAACGGTTTTGCCATTTTAATTCCTTCCCGGCTTGTCCCATCCCTTTAATATATCTGGTGAAAAGTTTGCGTAGGAGAACTCCATACGGTCAACAATTTTCACTGCATCACCACCAAGTTTGTCTATAGCGACATAACCCTCCTGACCTGTAACACGATAACCTCTTTTTGTTTTAAGGAATGTGTCCACGTTTGAGAGTTTATTTAAAGTATTTATAAGTTTCATCTTCGCAAGAACTATAACTTTTTGTAGATCAAACATCTTCACCAGCGATTGTCGGTTCGCTGGTGAAAAGAATTTTAGTATCTCATTAAGTTTCTTTATTTGCGTGGATTTCCCTTTTTCCGTTTTCCGTTTGTCTGCTTCTTTTTGGAATTTTTGTTTAATCCAAGAAATGAGACGGTTAGTGTGGGTCTTGGTATTTTGAATGACTTGACCTTTCCTAACATACGTGTTATTAAACTGCTCAATGAGTTGAGCCAACTCAGGATCTTTTTCAAGAGTCCTAAGAGTAGTTCCACTAATTTGGTTAAAAATTTGACCGGCTGTTGATAGATAATTTGTAACTTCATCTGTATCCTTCCTACTCATGGTGAGTTTAGTTAGATCCCTGAGCGTTGCGTCTTGGCTCCACACATTTCTGGTTGAATTAAACCGTGATACGTCAACTCCATACGAAGCCTTGAGAGTCTCGAAGGAGTTACCTTTATAGGTTGTATGCCAGACGATTCCAATTTTACTTTGCTTAATTGCAGTAGCTGCATCCGACTCTCTAGGCACCGCATATACGATAGTATTTGGATGAAAGGTAACATAGTTTTTTCCTTTTATCTTTTGATTCTTTATATCGCTCTTAGAATATAAAAAGTCCCCTTGAATGATACCTTTAATTCCTAACTCAGGTAAATGTTTTAATGCCAACTTTAGTTTAGTGTTAAGGTCTCCACTGGTATCGGCATCAATGTCTGCATTTGATTTGTAGACCTTTGGAGACTTTGCAAAGATTCCTTTCTTTGCGACAAAGAACTCTCCGTCTCGTGGATCGGTGCCGCAAAAAACAGCAGGAGCACCATCCCACTTAACAGATACTTTACCTTCATGTTCTCCTCCCAACATATCTCTTAAAGATCGTAAGGCGAGAATTGCATCACGAGTACCTTTCACTCCACCATAAAGAACCTTGTCCTCTATATGAGTCATGTGTGTGTTTTTCTGTTCTGTTATAAAATCTGAAAACTGCATTATGCTAATGACTTTCCATTTGGGTTAGGTACATAATCACACATAATGTGCGAAGGTGTAAGACCACCCTGTTTGTTTCTTATATTGAATTTGAATATGTATAGAGGTGTCACTACTCTAATGTCAATCCTTTTTGCACTGCCTGGTTTGGGATATAGTATTTCAATACTTTCTATCTTAGATGCTGCTCTCAATCTGGTGACATCCATTTCATAAAATTCTACCTTAGATTTTTTACGATGCACCATGTAATAACCCATGCCTATGCCTGTAAGTAGTAGTCGTTGCAATGCACGTTTATCTGCTTTACCCATAGCATTTACAATTTGTTTAGGTGCGGCCTTTTGTGCAGTCTTCTTGTCATACTTGGTAAAGATTTCAATAAATCTTTTCTCATCTATACCAAACATTTTTAAAAGTTTTTTTCCATCTGGATTGTTTATCTTTCCATCTTCGAAATCTTTGGGTGGTAATATTTTCATCACACCTGCATTAAAGAATGTTACGGTTCCACCAAACTTTGCAGACAAATACATTTTCTTAGTATTGTTTATAGTCACTGTCACGTCTGTGACCTTATGTCCAATGTTTAGTTCTCTACCACCAATCACTGCTTTCGCATCACCGAATACCAGAGGTCTCTTTGTATTTGCAGTACCATCTAGTTTAACTGAAATTGTTTTAGCATCTTTCAGAAATGCATCGTGCATAGACTGCATCATATCTGGGAACTTAAACTTTGCATCCATACCTTGTGCAATGTATAATTCCACATCTTTGATTATCTGTCCCTCAAAGGCAAATCCTTTTGATTTAGATCCACCACCCCCACGCGAACCATTACCTGCAGATAATTTAAATCCAGATTGTCTTGATAAAGATTTTACATCCACATCATCTATAGCAGATCTTTGAATCTTTATTCCCTTTTCACTGGACTTAGAAGATAATGCTAATGGAGAATCCGCACCAGACTTTTGCTTTACGGTAGACAAAAGTTCTTTTACTTTTTCTTTTTCATCATCTGACAAATGTTTTATGGCATCAACATCTTTATCATTCTTAGGAATGATGTCGTATGCCTCAGAAAATCTTTTGAACTTTTTCATTACATTCTCCATATGAAAATTATAACACTATTTATAACATTTTGTAAATAAAAAAACGCACCTAAGTGCGTTCTTTCTGTCGTTTATCTTTTTGATCTTTGTG